TGGAATAGGGGATATGGAATACGGAATAGGGGATATGGAATACGGAATAGGGGATATGGAATACGGAATAGGGGATATGGAATACGGAATAGGGGATATGGAATACGCGAAGCTCACCCACTGGCTGGGCGTTTCACAGCCAGACATAAATAATCTTAAAGTTTTCTCCCTGAACCTTAAAATTTGGTGCCCCCCCCTTGACAAAAGCGCATTGATATGATATTATAGATTTGCATGATATTTTTGAATATCATGCAAATATGAATAGGGAGAATAGGTGAGATGTGCGAGTACTTGAGCGGATTTATTTATCGGGACGGCCAAGACATCCAGATTCTGACCGACCCCCTTATTGATAGCCACGAAATGGCGATTCGCCCCCTTTCGCAGTTAAACTTCCCCGATGCTTCTTTAATCCCCTTCGAATTCGTTCCGCCAAAGGACGACTACACCGACCTCAATAGATATGAGCTCCGCATATATAATGAAGAATTCTTGGCCGACAAAGACGCTGTAGCCCGTGCAGAGCTTGCGCTATGCCTTCTTGTCAACTCCTTCATTATACATGGGGAGTCGGCCTATCGCACATACCACGACCAGCGAATTATTGTCGCCGACGGGGCATATGCCCCGAATATTAGGCTCTTTCGTTGCAATCTCTTGTGGGCTGGCGAAGGGGCTGCAATCGGGGAGATATCCTATCCCTACAACGACCCAATTGCCCCGGGCCTCTTTGTGGAGCGGATAAGAAATTGCAATTTGAATATCGCGCAATTCGCTAGCGTCGGAAGCGCCGAGAATTCCGTTATCTTGGACTTTCGCGATACGCCGATAGATTTTGTCGCGAATTGCGCTATCGCGCATGCCAGAGTCGGCGAAGCGCATAAAAGCATTTTGCGTAATTGCGAGGTGGCGAAAGCACGGGATTGCGTCCTGCACGATTGCAAAATCGTGCCGTCGGGCCAATTTGAGAATTGCAGTTTCTTGCCGCCGTTCACTGGATTAGGAGGTGAACGATGAATTCTAATCATCTCGCTTCCGCTCTGGCTCTGGCTCTGGATTTGGATCCAGGGCCCCTAGCCAGGACGCTCCGTCGGGCTGGGATATCCAATCTCCGCGAGTTCGTCGAGGAGCTCGCGGAGTATCTTGGCGAAGAAGAAATCTTCCCCGAAGAGGAGCTCGACGAGGACGAGGTCTTCTTCGACTAGGCCGACAACAATTGAATATCTTCCCCTAGCCATATCCTATCTTCTAGGAGATAGGATATGGCCTTTTTTTGTGTGCGGTCGCCCAGGTCTTCGCATAGCCTAGTAAAAAAGTTAGTTTCTAAAGTAGCAGAGCGGGCCTCTAGTCCAAAAAAAGTGGCGAAACAAAAACAGGGAATGGCGAAACAAAAACAGAAAGTGGCGAAGCAAAAACAAGGAGTGGTGAAGCAAAAACAAGGGGTATGTGGCTGGTTCTGAGCGAAGCGAAGGGCGCTTTGCGGGGCTGGCCTTGCCGTCCCGCTCTGCGGGGCTGGTGGTTGACAATTTTCGTTTATGTGATAAAATGTGGTTGTGCGCTTTTCCCCAAAGCGCATGTTCCCTCCATACTCAGGCGGGGTAGAGCCAGGGCTACCCCGCCTGAGGCAAAGAGAAGGGAGGAGATAGGTGGAGAGTATAGAGCAGCAGATAGAGAGGGAGATAAAGGTACGGATAGAGAGTGGGTGGAGCACGCGGCGCATCATGCAGTTTTTGAGGGCTGCTGGGATAGGGGGGATAACTGAGGAGGAGGTAGATGCGCTGCGGGGTGGGGAGGTTATTGCTGCCAGCCATTTACAGCGGAAGTATGGGGATGTGCAGATAGACACGATGCAGGAGATGCAGCGTGTTTTGGCGTTAGCGCGGGAGAGGTTAGATGAGGCGTTAGAGGTGGAGGATACATTAAAGCGCAGGATAGCTGGGGATGGCAGTGCGGATTCGGTGATGAAGTATGATGAGGCGCAGTTGCGGGTTTATCGTGCTTTACAGGCGTATTGGGACAAGCTGAAGGAGTACACGTTATTGGCGGCGGCGTTGGACAGGAGGGCGCCTGGGGATTTAACGCCAGTGAGGATGCCGACGTTGAGGGAAGTGATGCGCAAGGCGTTACCAGGGGGGAGCGGTGATATTGTCAAATGATGATATCAATCTCATAGTGGGGCGGCTGCGGGCCAGGTACAGCGAGGAGCAGATAAATGAATGGCTCGACAAGCCGATGGGAGCGGGGTTGCGCAAGAAGCTGGCAGAAGATGATTTTGAGTTTTTCTGCCGCTTTTATCTATGGGAGCATTTCACCAGGCCGCCTGCGTCCATTCACCGTATAGTATTTGGGGAATTAGAGAAGCTGATGAGTACGCCAGGCAGGGCGAATGTGGTATTCATCCTGCCACGTGGTTTTGCCAAGACGACGATTGCCACATTGGCCTTACCGCTGTGGTGCATTTGTTTTAAGAAGCGCAGGCATATTCCCATCATTTCGGATTCATTTATGCAGGCGAAAGACCAGTTTGAGAATCTCAAGCGGGAGATAGAGGTTAACGACCGCATTATAGAGGATTTTGGCAGCTTGCGTGGCCCAGTATGGCAGAGCGCGGATATGGAGACAAGCAACGGCGTGCGTGTCAGGGCACTGGGGCAGGGGATGAAGCTACGCGGCAGAAAGTATCAAGCGCAGCGGCCAGACCTCATTATTCTTGATGACGTGGAAGAGTTGGAAGGTGTACAGCACCAGGCGCAGCGCGATATGCTCTATAACTGGTTCATGAGAACGGTCATGAAGGCGGGATGGGAAGACACAAAGGTAGTCATTCTTGGCAACTTCTTGCATTCAGATTGTTTGCTGGCGCGGCTCTCCACCAACCCCATGTTCACCACCCATATCTACAGCGCGTTGAAGAGTTGGCCTGAGAATATGAATCTATGGGCCGAATGGCAGCGTATTGTTACCAACGTCGGTGACCGCGAAAAGGATATACACGCGAGACAGTTTTTTGAGGAACACAAGGAAGAAATGCTCGCAGGAGCCGAAAGCGCATGGCCTGAGGCGTTCCCTGTTTATGACCTTATGTTGATGCGCGTGACGGGCGGAGACGCTTCCTTCCAAACTGAACTGCAAAATGACATTTCAGACCCTGAAAGACGTATTTTCAAACGATGGTCTCTGTTCAGAAGGGAAGTGAGAGCGGGCGAAGAATGGCTTATCCCACTCGACGGCAAGCCCGCCGTGCGCCTTTCCGACTGCGTTATCTTCGCCGCTACCGACCCTAGTTTGGGGCGCACGGCACAGGCCGACCCGTCTGCTATCTCCATCCTGGCCGTCGCCCCTAATAAGTTCCTTTTCCTTCTAGAATCAGATGAGAGAAAACGCTCCCTCGACCAACTGATGAACGACCAGCTCCAATATGCTAGAAGATACCCCATCGCCCGCTGGGGCATCGAAAGCAACCAGTTCCAAGCTATGTTCGCTACGAAAACGTCAGAAATGGCAAGGGAAGATGAAGTGCGCTTGCCCGTTGTCGCCGTGAATCAGATAGGGAATAAGACCATGCGCATCCAAAGCCTACAACCAGACATCGAAAATGGCATTATTCTTTTGCCAGAAATCGGCGCAGATAGGCTGAAATATGAATTGTCCCATTGGCCACTGTGCGGCAATGACGATGCCCTAGATAGCCTAGAAATAGTACGCGGCCTGGCAGGAGGTTGGCTGCCCCACCAAGTCTCGGAAATTGTACAGGGAGATGTCTATGACTTTGGAAGTGGTAGGGTGGAACAGCCCGCTTATCCCTGGCTAGATATTGACGCCGAAGAGGGATTGCCAGAAAACGCAGTATTTATCCCTATAACCGTTTGGAGGTAACCTTGATTGACTTGATTATCCCCACTTACAATAACCCGCACCTGCTGAAAAGGTGCCTCCGCTCCTTGTCCAAAATGGTGCATACCCCCCATGTTACCACTATCGCCGATGACGCCAGCACCGACGAGGAAATGCGCAAATGGCTTATTTATCTCAATATAACTGGCTATAACGTTATAGTGAATAAAACCAGGCTAGGCTTCATCGGCAATTGCAATAATGCCGTCGCCAAAACCAAAGGGCAACTTATTTGCCTTCTTAACCAGGATACACAGGCGCTGAGCGATTTCCTGGCCGTCATGGCCCAGACACTGCGGGACGACCCGCAAATTGGCATCGTCGGTGCAAAACTGCTCTACTCGCCAGAAAAACCAGACCTGGCAGGTACAATCCAACACGTTGGCATCGCGAGAGCTAAGAACCGCTCTCCCCACCACCCCTTTAGAGGTGCACCCGCCGATGACCCGTGCGCTAACGTGGAACGCTTTGTCAATGCCCTAACGGGTGCGTGTATGATGGTACGCCGCGAAGTATGGAATCAACTTGGTGGGTTCGATGCCGAGACCTTCAAAATGGGACAATTTGAGGACGTGGATTTTTGCTGGCGTGCGCGCAGGGCGGGATGGAAAATCAAAGTAGTACCGCGAGCGGTATTATATCATCTTGAACACGGCTGCGGCGAACAATACGTTGCAGAGGCTCATGACCATAATCGCCAAGCCCTTCTTCGCCGCTGGCGAAGATTAAAATCTGATGAGGAGCTATTTCAATGTTAAGTATTGTAATCCCTACTTACAACAGGGCGCACAATCTGAATCTGTGCCTTACGGCGCTTACTTTGCAATCAACCCTTGATTTTACCGTAATCATTGCTGATGATGGCAGTACAGACCATACGCGGAACATCGTTTTCGACGACTGGCCCTTCAGTATACGCTATTTGTGGAAAAAACACAACTGCTTCGGAACCGCTATTATGCGCAATATGGGCGCAGCAGTAGTGGAAAAGGGCACTACCGCCGTTCTCTTCCTAGACAGCGATGTGCTGCTCAATAAAAATGCCATTGCCGCCTATCAAGACCTGCACAAAAAGTATCCAGAAGCGGTTGTCGTAGGCCGCTATGATTGGCTGCCACCTATGCGCATTACCAAAAACGATGTCTTGCAGCGCTGGGACGATGTCATCAATGCGAAATTGCCAACTTCACAAGCTAAGGGCGGCATCGTTGGCCCTGACCCGCGAGCCGCAGATAACTTGTTTACCGAGCAGTTGTGGCAGGGAAAGTACGCCTGTAAGATTTTCAGCGGCAATTTACTCATCCCCGTCGCAATCTTCAGACAGGTAGGAGGTTTTGACGAAAATATCATTAGACATGGCGGCCAGGATGCCGAACTCAGTATCCGCTTACAGCTTATGAACGCGCAGGTCATCTTCTCCCAACAGGTTGTCGGCTATCACGTCTACCATGAGGTAAACCAGGAACAACGAGAGACAAGCCTGCGCATCAATATGGGCTACATCGCGCAGAAACATGACCTGCCCGCATTGGGACTGCGCGTAAACTGGGAAGGGGGAAGAATAGAATATGCCTAGTCCAGTTGCACCAGATTATTATATCAACTTCGTAATCCCCGTCTATAACAGGGCGCATAGCTTATCCCTTGCTTTAGAGGCGCTTCGCTTGCAGTCGGACCATCGCTTCACTGTTGTTATCGCCGACGATGGCAGTACAGATAAGATTATGCCTGTAGTATTGTTAGCCTCTAAATTCATGTCTATCCGCTACTTTTTCCGCCCTCATGATGCTTACAACGTGGCGCTGATGCGCAATTATGGAGCCAAGCTGCGCACGACCAATTGTACGCACATTTGGTGCTTGGACAGCGATATTTTGCTTAACAAGGGGGCGGTGAGACATGCTTATCAGTTAATGCTGAAATACCCACGCGCCATCATTGTCGGGCGCTACGATTGGTTGCCTCCGCTTGTCGTTGAGCCGCAGGATGTTATGCTGCGCTGGGATGACATCATCAATGCGCGGCTGCCTATCGCTACTGGGAATTGGGGCGCAATCAGACATTATCCAGATACGCGGCATGTGGATTGGGACAGCCATGCTGTTCAGAAGAATATCAAAGGCGCAGCGCTGTCGGGCAATATCATCGTTCCCGTCGAGTGGTGGGAGCGGGTCGGCGGTTTCGATGATAACATCAAGGCGCAGGGAAGCGATTGCGACTTCGGCAAACGTCTATCTAAAGAGGATGCTGATTTTATCTTCTGCGGCCATATCATTGGCTACCATATCGAGCATGAACGGGATATGAAATTTGTACAGGAAAGCGTTCAGTGGACTATACAATATATGAAGGAAAAAGGGCTGTAAATAGGTGGCAGAAAGCGTGGAACAAAATATGGAGTGCCGTGTGGTTTCTTTTGCATCCCAGTGAATTCTGGCAAGAGGTAGAGGGGTTTGTGGGGTGGGGCACGATAGCTAATTGGCCGCAAGGAGAGTAGGCGATGCTAGGTTTAGATATTGGCTGTGGCGACAAGAAGGGCGCGCACATGGCGAAACGTCAGGACATTCAGTGGATAGGGCTGGATGCGGCAGACTTTTCACACCTTTATCCCCCAGGTGAGTTTGTGCGACATAATCTTATTCACCCGTTGCCGTTCCCAGATAGGTTTTTCGACATCATTGTGACTCACCACGCACTAGAACATCTGCCGCATACTCATCCCCGCGCTCTTTTAGACCCGTCTTGGACAGGGCCAGGGGATTTACTCGTTTTCGTATTGAACGAAATATGGCGCGTGCTCAAGCCAGGCAGTGAGGCGCATATCGTTGTTCCCTGGAAAGAGCATACCAACGCCTGGCGAAGCCCAACTCACTATCGTTTTTTTGACGAAAATTTCTGGAACGTTTTTTCCTACAAGGCTGTGGGCGCCGAGCATTTTGCTTGGAAGTTATGGTCAAAATGGAAAATAATACAAAATAAAGTAGTAGACCAATGCCACGTCTATGCTATCCTGAAAGCATTACAGTGGGTATCGCCAGAGGAGTACAGGCAGTATCTAGGAGCAGAGATGCCTCTGCTAGATTACAAGTATGCAGGAATAGAGATTGAGGGAATTACATACTGAAAGATTTGAAACAGAAACAGGACACATCTACCCGACCTGGGAGGCAGGGATTGGATTTCGTTAGCTTGGTTATCTTGAGCTTCAATCGCAAAAGCTATCTAGAGCGTAGCCTTAACAGTTTATGGGCAAATACAGATTATCCCTATGAACTAATCATCATGGACGACGGCAGTGATGTGACAACCCAAGATTATATTTACTCCCTAGTGAAGGAGAAGAAAGTCAGTGCAGCCTTCTTTAATGCGGGACAAAACATGGGGATTGGGGTAGCGGTCAATCGCGGCTTCCGCATTGCACGTGGACAATACCTTTTTAAGCTAGACGCTGACCTAGAATACTATCCCAATTGGCTCTCCCATGCCGTTGGCTTGCTTAGCAGGCACCCTGAAATTGGGTGCCTTGGCTTGTTCAAGTATTGGCACCCACCACGGGTTTTCTCGGAAGACATCCTGAATCAATATGAGGATTATTATGAGGTAGTTGACTTCGTTGGGTCAGCGATTGGTATGCGCCGCGAAATTTATGAGCAGCATGGCCCATGGGATGAACAGTATCACTGCTTTGGCGAGGATAAAGCCTTTAAGCTGTTGGTGCAATCTAGTGGTTTCCATCTTGCCCTGCCCATTCCTGACCTATGTCATAACTTTGGGTTTGGGCCACAGCATTCTAGTTTGATTAAAATCCGCGACCCTGAAGGCGGGAAGCACATCTATCATGTTCCAAGCCAGTTGCCGCTGATTTTTAACCCAGTTGAAAAAGGAGTGCCATGAGGCACAAGTTGAGCATCACGGGCGATATGACGCATTGGATAGAGCGCTGTACCTGTGGTGCACGCTGGGAGTGTTTTCTGAACAGAAATAAAATACAACGCAGCCCGTTAAACCGCAAAGCGCAGACCTGTATTTACAAAAACAGGGATGTGGAAAAACAACTTAATTGGGAGAATACAAATTGAACTGTTATCTACTTGACATTTACGGCAATGTACTATATAATGGCACCAAGAAGGTGCGGCGGCCCTGGCAAGATTGTCAGAGTCGCCGTGTTTTATTGCCGTGGATAGGGGAGGGGCATGTTCGAAAGATTGCGGGCTAAAATAGCCCAAATCATAGCTGGGAAGCAGTGGCCCGAAGCCAGTTTTGACCCAGAAGGAACGACCATGTTGGGCGTTTCTGAGGATACGCTCAATTTCTACATGGACAGGTTCTTTAAGATAAGCCCAGACCGTTTAGCGGTATATGCCGATGTTGAGAAGATGGATAGGACGGTCGAAGAGGTGGCGACGGCTCTAGACATGCTGGCTGACAATGCCATCGGTGGTGGGGGAGAGCAATCCTTTACAATCAGTTATCGGCATGGCGTCCCCGCGTCTGTTGAGCAGATTGTTGATGACGTGCTATATCGCACCAAGTGGAGACAGAAGGCTTATGAAATTGCGAGAGGGGTGCTGTTATATGGCGATGATTTCCGCCAATACGTCATAGACGCCGACATGAACATCCTGCGGTTGATGTATATGCCCCCTCATTCTATGTGCCGCAATGAGGACGAGCATGGTCTGCTGAAAAATGGCAACGTTGAGGGGGAATGGGCATTTGAGCAGCGAGACCCAACGACTAACGCTTTTATCGCTGGATTCTATCCCTGGCAAATACAGCACCTGCGTTGGAATCCAAGCGGCAAAAGCCCCTATGGGCGGTCACTGCTCTACACGGCGCGAACTGCCTGGCGCAAATTACAGGTTATGGAAGAGGCTCTGGTTATCAACTGGATTACTAGGGCCTTTGCTAGATTGCTGTTTATTCTAGACATCACGGGGAAGTCGCCGCAGGAGGCGCAAGAATATCTGCGGCAGTTCAAGCGCAGTTTGCAAACACGGCGCATTGCCCGTGATACGGAGGGCGTGCAGCAGTTATCTATCGTGCAAGACATCTTCATGGGGAAGGCGTATCATGAGATTGGCGGCAGGGCCGAAGAGGGTCTCACCGACGTAAAAGTGTTGGATACATCTACGACCGCATACAGCAACATGGATGCTTTGGAATACTATCGCTCTAAAGTGCTTATGTCTCTACGTACTCCTAAGGCTTACTTGGGGCTAGAAGAGGACATCAATGCCAAAGCGACATTGATTCAGGAGGATAGGCGCTATGCCAAATTCTTGGAGCGTATTCAGGGCGTATTAAATGAAGGTATTAGCCGCACCATCAATTTGCAATTACTGCTCAAGGGGATAGACCCGCAAACCGTGCCCTACGTAATACAGTGGCCCACTCCTGTATGGACAGACATCGTAGATGAAGGGACGGCCATGAACAATTTTGCGCAAGCAGCTATGTCTTTCTCTCAACTGGGCGTTGTTGACCCAGAGTGGCTTGCCCTACATTTCTTGAAGATGTCGCGCACTGAGTGGAACGAGCTAAAGGCAAGAATGGGAGGAGAGCAATGACGGCTTTAGATATGGGCATCATAATAAGTATTTTTGTCGCCATTATCGGTTGTTACGTCTATGTGCAGAGGAAGACTGACGAATTGAGCGCGGCGCAAAAGGGGCAAAATGACTGCGTGGAGGAAGAAATCAAGAAGCTGCGGCTTACGCTAGAAGAATTTAAACTAGATATAGCAACTAGAATGACGCGGCTTGAGACGCTTTTGGGAGAAGGCACATCGCCCAGGAAGAAGAAATAGGGAAGGTATTATGCCATTCGCGCTTGATGAGGTTCCAGAAAGATTACGGGGAAAGAACATTCCCGCGCACTTTATCAGACTTTTTATTCATGTGTGGAACTCTGTATGGGAAAAGACACATGACGAGGAGTCAGCTTGGAAGCAAGCCTATGGCGTATTGCGTCAAGCATTAGAGAAGGCGGGGTACCGCCGAGACGAAAATGGAGTTTGGCACAAAGAGGAGGCTAATATGGAAGAGGAGAGAGTATTAGAGGGGTGGCTTCCTGAAGGGATAAGCGAAAACGACCTTGACGATGGCGATTTTGCATGGCTTTCGCACGAATATCAGAGAGCCAGTCCAGAGGAACGCGCTAAAATGAACAAGCGCAAATGTCGGAAGCTGCCATTTAAGATTCATGGCAAGGTAAATCGGGAGGGGTGGAAGGCAGCGTGGAAGGCCGCCGCGTGGCACAGTGCCCGTGAGCCAGATTGGAGCGGTGGGCCATCCAAAGAAGAGACCCTTGCCCTTTTGCGGCGTTACAAACCGAGGGGTATTAAAATCAACAAGGATAACACCTTTACGGACGAAGGCGAGGGCGCTGAAGAGGAAGCGACCATTTCGGTGTCCAATGCGGGCTTCACCGTGGTCGAGGAGGTGGAGGGTGGGCTGCGCTTCATCGGTGTGGCTCTCGTGGATAACGCCCTTAGTACTAATGGACGTTATTACTCTCGTGAGTTTAATGACCGCTGCATGGAGGCTACTAATCAGTATATAGTTAGTGGTGGAACGGTAACCATCTACAGCCGCCATGGGCGCGCCATTCCGCCAGTGGGGGAATTGCCGCGTTATCTGCCCATCGGGAGAGTTACTGAGCCACTGTATCGGGAAGGAAAAGAGATTCGTTATAAGGCGTTTATTGCACCCACTACCGAGGGCAGGGATGTTATTACCTTGATTAAAACTGGCGTGATGCGAGCCACGTCTATTCGGGCCGTGAATTTTAAGAGTAAGACGCGCCGCTTGAACGGGCAGGTGGTAGAAGAGCTACTTGATGCCGTGATTGAGGGCATTGACCTCACAGATGAGGCGGGCATTCGAGGCGCTGGCATTTGTGAGATTTTGGAAGAAAAACCCGTTTGGGAAGAGGAGGAGAAAATGGATTGGCAAAATGTAACGCTAGAGGATTTGGTGCAAAACTGTCCGCAGATACTGGCAGACTATGTAGCTGACATCGTTGCAGGGAAAGAGCGTGAGTTGGAAGAGAAGTACAAGGCAACGCTAGAAGAAGCTAACGCCAAGCTGCAAGAGGCTTTGGCGAAGACGAAGGCATTGGGTGACGAGTTGGCCACCATGCGTCTATCGCTGCGTGTCGCAGAGGCGGCCCACATCGGCTCTGTTCCCAAGTTTGTTGCTGAAAAGCTACGCGATGTAGTAAAATCCGAAGAGGATGTGGGCAAGTATCTGCCAGACATTTTGCAGCAAGCGTTTCGTACCGCGCTGAATGAAGAGCGCGGGGCGGCTAGTGGGAAAGTAGATGTCCCGCAGGCCGAACAAGGCGAACTGTCGCCAGAACAGATGCGAATCTTGAAACTGGCGGCCATATAAAAGAATGGAGGTAAGTAAAATGGATAGTAAGCGAATTGGAGCAGAAGTCGTTCTTGGCGAGAATGACTCTTATCAACACTGGGTAGAAGAGCGTCGTCAGTACGTGAGCGCCCTGATTGACAAGTGGCAGTGGCTGCTAGAAGGAACGAAGAAACAGCAGTTGCGGCCTATTCCGCAGGAGCACTGGGGCGCACTGGCCATGCTCTTCGAGAACCAGGCATGGGCCACTAAGCGGTATGAGCAATCCGTGTTGGAGGCAACTACGACAGGAGATGCTGTCCTGCCAGTAACTTACACCTTGCCAATTATCCGCAACGTGTACCCCAACTTAATAGTTATGAAAATTGCTAGTGTGCAACCCCTGCCCGCGTCTAGTGGGGGCGTAGGAAACGTATTCTACATGGACTTCCTGCGCGAGGATGCGGGGGATACCAATCTGACCGTGCCTGACAGCGACTATGCCTTTAGGGGCGAGAATGAGGTGCCGCGCAGGGTCAAAATGCAAATCCAAAAGACAACTATCACGGCGGAGAAGATGATTCTTGGCGCAAGCTGGTCATCTGAGATTGAGGAAGACGCACGTGGGGCGCTCAACATTGACGTTGAGAATGAGCTAATCACGCAGATGTCGCTAGAAATCCAGCGCGAGATTGACCAAATCGTGCTTAACGAGATTCTGCTCTGGGCTGAGGCGGGCAATGTAAACTGGTCGTGGACTATGCCAGGTAGCTATGTGTCGGCGAAGGACTATTACCAGACCATTGGGCACGCACTAGTTGACATGGAAGACCTCATCTACGGGTCCCGCTACCGCCAGATGGATTGGGTTATCGCTGGACGCAATGTGGTGAAATACATCCGCAAGATGCAGGATTTCAAGCCCGCACCGCGCAATCAGCCGATTGACCCATTCCAGGTCAGCGTGGAGTTTGTGGGCCGCCTAGAGGGATTCTGGGATGTCTACCTGACCAGTCATATCAACACCAACCGCGCCATCGGCGGATGTTACCCACGCAGTCAGACGGATACGGGCTACATCTTTGCCCCATATATTCCACTTATGCCTATGCCAAAAGTGTACGCGGAATTCATGCCGCTAGACGACAGCGCGATGCCTGGTGCATATGTGAACACGGATAAGTGGAGCAGAAACGTCAGGACTCGGTTCGGGAAGAAGTTGGTTGTTCCAGAACTGTACGCAACGATGTCTATCTCAGCATAAAAATGCGGGTACGCAACATAACAGGGGTAATTCAACTTGATTCACCAAGCGGCGTGGTGTTACCGCCGACGCCGCTTGGTGAATGGGTTGACCTTCCGCCAGAGGTAGCCTTGAGGCTATGGCGGCTGCGAAAAGTCGAGGTGCTAGATATAAACGACAGCGAGAAGCTGTTGTGGAGAGAGGAAGACGGCACGCATATCATGTGGATGTCGCCGTTCTCCCTTGCCGATGGTTATGCGACAGCGGCAGAAGCTCTTGTCTTGGCCCTTCTAGAAAATGGGCTAAGGGTGCACGTGGCGAGTTGCTGGTTTGCTAGCACGTATGGCCTGCAAGCAAAGACCGTCAACTTACTGCAAGAGCCGTTGGGCGGGCCGTACAAGGTAGGTGTTTGCATGGCGACGCCAGGGGAGTTTGCGAAGCTCCCTACGCCGTACAAGATTGGCTTTACGATGTATGAGTCAAATGACCCGCTGCATAACCTTCCAGAATGGAGACATGAATGTAATGCGGTGGACGAGTTGTTTGTCCCCAGCAAGTATTGCAGAGAGGTATTTGGGCGCTTTGTAAGGCGTAAAATTACGGTAGTACCGCTGGCGGTATCTCCGTATTACTATTTAGCGCAGAAGAAAAGGCCGAAGGCAAAGTTTGTTTTCGGCATACATGGCACTTTAACAGGAAGAAAATCTCCGTTAGAAGCGATAGATGCTTTCACAAAAGCCTTCCCGACGCAGGACGATGTTGAATTACAGGTCAAGACAAGGCTAGGGATTGTGGGATATGGGCAGAATTACATTCCGCCGATTCGTGACAAACGAGTGAAAGTAATCAATGAGGACTGGTTGCCATCTCGCGTGCGTGGTTGGCTTTCGGAGCAAGTAGATGTCTATATCTTTCCAACAAAGGG